AGGACAATGACTTTTATGAAAGTCGATGATGTCCCAGAGGGTATTTTACCAGAGTCAAAAGGAGGAAAAAGACCAAAGTTGCAAGAAGGTATGGAATTAGTATGGGATGTTGAAAGTAATTCTTATCGTATGTTTAATTATAAGACTGTTGTAGGAAAAGTTGAAGTAGTAGAAGTTAATTTGACCCAAACACAAAAACAAGGAGTTTAAAATGGGTATTGATATGAAAAAGATGAGAGAAAAGTATAATTCTCTCAAAAACAAAGGTGGCGGGAAAAAGGATTTATTTTGGAAACCACAAGATGGAGATCAAGTGATCCGGATTCTTCCAACCGCAGATGGGGATCCTTTCAAAGAGTTCTGGTTTTATTATAATCTAGATAAAGGTCCGGTTCTTTGTCCAAAGCGAAACTTTGGTGAAGATAGCCCTGTTCTGGATTTTGCATCGGCTCTCTATAAAGAGGGAACACCGGATTCCATCGAATTAGCTAAAAAGCTCTTTCCAAAGCAAAGATTCTTTTCCCCTGTTCTTGTAAGAGGCGAAGAAGGATTGGGAGTTCGTGTTTGGGGCTATAGCAAGACTGTTTATGAGCAGTTGCTTCAACTTGTTCTAAATCCAGATTACGGTGATGTTACCGATTTGGACGAAGGAACCGATCTCGTTCTTAACTATGGAAAGAAAGCAGGAGCAATGTTTCCATCCACAAAGCTGACTCCGAAGCGCAAAGCTTCTCCAGCCTGCAAGGATGGGGATAAAGACTGTAAAGAGATTCTGGAAGAGATTCCAGAGTTTGATGGACTCTTTGAGCGCAAAACCACTGCACAAGTTCAAGAACTTCTTGATAGATTTATGCAAGGTGGAGAAGAAAAGGACGAAATCAATAAGTACGCCGCTACAGGCGATGATAAAGTCACCAAAGCTTTTTCCGAACTTCTTGGTAGTTGATCATGGCTGTAAAGAAAGTTAAAGCTGGAAAGCTGGATATGGCGGAAATGAGAAAGCTTATTAATAAAAAAGCCGGTATCACTGTCGCTCATGATCTTTCTTTAGATAATCCAACCGAGGTAAAAGAATGGATTCCAACTGGCGCTCGCTGGCTTGACTCTATTATTTGTAGAGGAAAGCTTGGTGGGATTCCAGTAGGAAAGGTAACTGAAATTGCGGGTTTGGAATCTACTGGTAAATCATATATGGCGGCCCAAATAGCCGCCAATGCTCAAAAAATGGGCATTGATGTGGTTTACTTTGATTCCGAATCAGCAACTGATCCTATATTCCTACAAAGAATAGGAATTGATTTGGATAGGTTCCTTTACGTTCAGGCAACTTCTGTGGAAGAAGTCTTGGAATATATTGAAGAACTGTTGGGTTCTGGAAATAAACTTCTCTTCATTTGGGATAGTTTAGCACTCACTCCAAGTAAAAAAGACTTGGAAGGAGATTTCAACCCACAATCTTCGATGGCTGTGAAGCCTCGTATCCTCTCAAAAGGGATGGCGAAACTCACAGTTCCTTTGGCAAATGCTCAATGTACGTTTTTGGTTCTAAACCAGCTAAAAACAAATATTACAATGAACATATCAGAGGCAATGACAACCCCTTGGTTCACACCCGGTGGAAAAGCTATGATTTACGCATATTCTTTGCGTATCTGGCTTACGGGTCGCAAAGCGAAAGCTTCTTTTGTTGAAGATGATAAAGGTTACAGAATCGGTTCAGAGGTTAAAGCAAAGCTTGAGAAATCACGTTTTGGAACGGCTGGGCGAAGATGTAACTATAAAATCTTGTGGGCTGGGGATGAAATTGGAATTCAAGATGAAGAAAGCTGGCTTGATGCGATAAAAGGTTCGGATGCCTTGACAAGTGCAGGGGCATGGTATACTTTGAGTTCAAAGGGGAAAGAGATCAAGTTTCAGGGCAAACAATGGGTTGAAAAGCTTCAAGATCCAGAGTTTAAACAAGCTGTTCTTGACGTGATGGACGAAGAAGTTATCATGAGGTTTGAATCTCGCACAGGGGAAGCGAGCAAATACTACGAAGAAAAGGAAGAAGAATAGGTGCATGGAGGGTGAAAGCCCTCCATTTTGCTGATGTAGCTCAACTGGTAGAGCGGCTCTTTTGTAAGGAGCATGTTGCGGGTTCAAGTCCTGCCGTCAGCTTTTGACCCAAGTGAGATAACACATAAAAGGAGAAGTATCATGAAAAGTAAAAACCCGTATGAATTGAGATTTGAAATGTTTCGTGAAGCACAAAAAAGGGCAGAGCAGAAATACATCGAGGATATGCAGGATTATAGAACAACATATCAACTTGCGCAAGAGGGTAGGAACGTTGAAATTTTACCAAAGCCGATATACCCGGACTTGGAGAATGTTTTTAGCGAAGCCTACAAAATTAAACAATTTGTAGAAAACAAAGAACACTAAAATTTATTACTTGGGTCAAAATATTTGGAGGACTTATGTCTACTTTGCACAGAAGTTTAGAAACCGTACAAACGGAGATTAGAGAACTATTAGGAATACCAACTTTGCAAACTGCTTCAAACTTAGAAACAGAATCTTATATGAGAGAGATCGAAAAGAATGTTGCAGATCTAAAAGCGGCAGTTTATAAAAACTTGTATAAAGCCTATGGTCATCCCAACGGAGAACCAACTGCTATCATAAAAAGCGAGAAAAAAGAAGATGACAAAAAGAAAAATAAAGGTTTCAGATTTCCCGGATTTGGTAAGTCTCGCTGAACAGTTTGTTGCGGGAGACAAGTTGGATAAACAGATTATTTGGCTAGAACTCAAAGATCAATGTGCGGATAAAGATTTCACAGCATATTGTTTCTTTGATTTCTTCTGCGAAATGAGGAAAATCGGACCGTACAAAGATATAGGAAAGAAGAATCAAAAGAAGTTCTCAAAGAAAGATTTGAGAAAGAGAAATAAAGAAAGAGGAAAGTAATGAAAGAGATCAGAGACGCACAAGAAGCTTTCAAAACTTGGAAAGAAGTTCCAGCACCAAAGCGAGGAGAAGTTATCCGAATTCTAGGAAACAAGCTCCGAGAAAAGAAAGAAGACCTTGCCGAAATAATAACATCAGAAGTAGGAAAGATTTACCAAGAAAGCCTTGGTGAAGTTCAGGAAATGATAGACATTTGTGACTTCGCTGTGGGGCTCTCTCGTCAACTCTACGGGCTTACAATAGTATCAGAGAGGTACAGGCACAAGATGACCGAACAATGGCACCCACTGGGCGCTATAGGTGTTATAACAGCCTTCAACTTTCCCGGTGCTGTTTGGGCTTGGAATGCGGCTCTTGCGGCTGTCTGTGGCAATACAGTTATTTGGAAGCCATCAGATCTAGCAGAAGGTGTTGCTGACGCAGTTCACGCTATTTGTGAAGAAGTGATGGAAGAAACAGGTTATGAGAGTATTTTCAATCTAGTGAAGGGGGATAAAGAAACAGGGCAACTTCTAACAGAAGACAAAAGAATTCCTCTAATCTCTTTTACCGGTTCCTGCTTGGCTGGAAGAGATGTCGCGACAACTGTGGCTGATCGTTTTGGAAAGTGTATTCTGGAACTTGGCGGAAATAATGCTGTCATTGTAGCAGAAGATGCAGATTTAGATCTCGCTACAAGAGCTATTGTTTTTGGAGCAGTAGGGACAAATGGTCAAAGATGCACGACGACCAGAAGGGTTATTGCTCATTCAAAAATAGTTAATGATCTTACTAAAAGATTGCTAAAAGCATACAAGCAAATTGTGATCGATGATCCGATGTATGAAGAGACTATGATGGGCCCGTTGATTGATAAACAAGCAGTTGAGAATTATATGTTTGCTTTGGATATGGCACTACATCAAGGGGGCAAGATTCTTTGTGGAGGCAAAATAGAAGGAGAAAGCGAATTCGATTGTTATGTAAAACCGGCAATTGTCAAAATGATGGAACAAACTCGTATTGTTAAGAAGGAAACATTTGCCCCTATTCTCTATATTGTGGAATATGAAACCTTAGAACAAGCTATTGAAATGAATAACGATGTTCCCCAAGGTCTTTCGAGTTCCATATTCACTGATAGCCTCAAAAAAGCAGAACAGTTTATTTCAGGTGTAGGATCTGATTGTGGAATAGCCAACGTGAACATTGGCACTTCTGGAGCAGAGATTGGTGGAGCATTTGGCGGAGAAAAGGAAACCGGGGGAGGAAGAGAGTCAGGATCTGATTCTTGGAAAGCTTATATGAGGAGGCAAACCAACACAATAAACTGGTCAAATGAGCTTCCATTGGCCCAAGGAATCAAATTCGGAGCCTGAAATGAAAGAGAAGATCGATCACCCAGATCACTACAATGAGGGCAAATTTGAAGCAATTGATGTTATTTTTGATTGGGGGCTTGACTTTTGCCTAGGAAATGTGGTAAAATACATATCAAGACATAAGCACAAAAATGCTTCATTAGAGGATCTTAAGAAGGCGAGATGGTATTTAGACTATGCTATAGAAAATTTGGAAGAGAATAAAGTTCCAAAGAAAATAGAAGGAAAATAATCTAAATGGTAAACCAGAAAGAAAATATAAAGAAGATCGCCGTCGTTGGGATGGGCGTAGTAGGCAGTTTAGTGGCGTTAATGCTGAGACTGTATGGCTATGAAGTTGTAGGAATTGATGCCCAAAGAATCAAATCAGCAATTCCAATTAAAAGAGGTGATGTAGCAGATAAAGACTTTCTATCATCATCTTTAGACGAATGTGACGCAGTTATTTCCTGCTTACCTTATCACCTTACAAGATTTGTTGTTGAGGAAGCATTTGAGAGAGGTATTCA